AGAATAAAGCCCCAAGTTTCCTTAGGGCTTTTACATTGCTCAATTCAATGTTATCCCCTACATTGAGAAAGGTATTTGTATCATCAATGTTTAGCTGTACATTGAGAAACATAATTGTATCAATTCAATGTTATCCCCTACATTGAGAAAGGTGTTTGTTTATTTAATTTTAACTCATTAATACTGTAAAGTCAAGTTATAAAAAAACTAATTTTCATTATTCTATAGACTCCAATTCTTCAATACTCTTTATAACAATTTTACTATCTTTTACTTCATCTATTGAGTTTTGTAAAGCTTTTATATTTTCATTTGAATAGAATGGATCTATTGATACACTGAAAGGGATTCTCTTTTCTCTTGTCATTTTTTTTGCAAAAATAGTAAATGCAGTTGTTATGTTAATACCTAAATCATTACAAACTATTTCCATCTCTTTTTTCAAATCTTCATCCATTCTTATATTTACTAATTTCATTGACATTTTTACAACCTCCTTTACTGTCTTTATATTGTATATATTATATCTTTACATGTAAAAAGTCAAGGATGAAATAAAGCCCTAATTTTACTTAGGACTTTTACTTTATATATTTTTTGTTATCTAACACTTCTTATCTTAATTTTAGATTTGTTATTTTATAGCTATTATTTATTGATGTCTAAAAATAAATAATTTTAATAAGTAACAAATAAATAACAAAAATCTAGCAAGTTCGGGCTTTTTTGTAGAAATTAAACTATTTTTAAAATGCAATTTCTAAAGTGTTCTAAATACCATTAATTCAAAATTTAAGTGTAGAATAAATTGACTTAGATTAATTTTGGTGGTATCAAAATGGAAACAAAGTAAAATAAAAATAACATATGTTAGATAATAAAAAAACAGGAAATTAATCCTATTTTATTCTTCTACTTTGTTACTTAGTAATTTATCCATAACCTCACAATTAAGACATTTTTCATTTTCTAAAAGATGTTCAAAATAAAATATTTTTATATCACTATCGATATAAAAGGTGCTTCCATCTTTATAAGAAGTAGTATCAGTGTTAAATTTATCATCTTTAAATATCAAATGATGAGGATCAAAAAATAAAATATAAAAGGTGTTTTCATATCTTATTCCTATAATACGTTTTTGTGCTAAACAATCAATCTGGTAAAATTCTTGTCTCATTTCTATATTTATTTTTGGTAAAAATGGGTATCTCTTAACATACTCATCTAAAATTTTATTAATAATTTCTACTCTCTTGTTATCTTTTATATTATGAGTGTGACTACTACTTCTTTCTAATTCACTATAGGTTTTATTTTTTGATAGTCCCAATATTTTATGATAAAAATCTTCCATACATGTATTATATGAATTTTCATCTTTAAAGTAATTGTTAAAAAATTTTAACTTTATGCTAGGAAAATAAAATAAAGAGAAATCAATATGAAACAAATTATTTATTGATTTCTCTCCCAGCTTTATCTTTTCTTCTAAATTATTTGTTTTGTTAATTTTTATAGAATTTAGATCTTTCTTCACCTTCATTATATAAATTACCTACCTACTTAAATATTCTTCAAATATATCTATATCGTTTATTAAATTATTAGAAGATTCAAATTTATCTAATCCTTTTCTTGCATTTATCCATGGAGCTTCGTTATGTGTCATTTCTTCTAATTGCTCACCACTAAAAGATCCATAAACATTCCATATTCTTTCTAAAAAATTAGAAGTTTCTTCACTTATTTCTTCGATATTAGCTTGATTTGTATAGAAATAATCATTATATCTAAAATCTGTGTATAAATCTCTAAATACAGGACCATGAACCCAAGCTTCTGCCCCAGGAACATTTATTAATTTTTCAAATTCAAAATCTTCTGGATCAGAGTTTAAAGCTATATACCAACTATATGCATACCAACATAATTTTTGTAACTTTTTACTAGACATCTCTGGATTTTTCAAAAGAAACCATTTTGCAATTTGATAGATTGTATACATAATTCCACCTCCCTTTTCATATATACTTTTAAAAAAGTATATATGAATTAATTAACAATGTCAAATTTATATATTTTATATATTTTTGTCTATTATATATATTTTAAATATTTTATTTATTTTTACACAATAAAAAAAGAGGGTAGGATTTTTTCCTACCCATTACTTTTTACAATTTAACATATGCTGATTTATTTCTTTTAAACTTGCTTTTATTTCTTGTAAATCACTTTTAAAAGAGTTTTCTATTTTAGAAATTTTTTCTTCAATGATTCTATCTTTTTCATTGCTCCATTGTTCAAAATTTTTCTTATTAGTTTCATAGACAATTATATCTAATTTCTTATCAATAAGATTTTCTAAATACTGATTATTTTTTTCAATTTTGTTGTCTATACTGTTTGTTATTCCTTTTATAAAAGCAACTATTGCTATGATTCCACCAACGAAGCTTAAATGTTCTTGTGTAATTGCAAACATACTCGCCTCCTTTTTTATATTTTTAAAATAGTATTCCAGTAGTTATAATATTCTCTTGCTTCCTTAGTATGATCTATTATTGCCTGGTCTTTGTATCCTTCATTTTCTATTTTATCTTGCCAACTCATTCCACCAAAATATCTTACAGCTTTGTAAAATTTTTTTCTAGTATTACTATTTACTTCAGTTTCTTTCATAATATGATAAAAAATCTTATCTGCTAATTTTCTATTTATACCAGTGTTATTATATTTGGAATATAAATAATCATGAATTACAGCACTTTTTATCCATTTTCCAAAAGGATTATAAATAGATTGTAGACATTTTGGAATAGATGCTCCATCTGTTATAAAACCTTTAAAGACTTTTATCTGATAGCCATTAATGTCATAGATATAATCATCTAGTAGCATTGCTTTACCATCAGATAAAAATCTTAGATTTAATTTACTCTTTTCCATCTTTTAACTTTTTGAATAATGGTTGTAATTCAGTTACTACAGCATCTATTGTATTTTCGTTTATGAATATTCTCAAATGTTTTGGCAATTTAGATATAAACTCTTGTACAGCTTTCTTTTTAAGTTCTCCAAGTCCCTTACCTTTTATAGATATTTCTTGTTCAATAGCTTCTCTATTTAAGGCTTCTCTCCCTTCATATCTCCACTTTAGAATTAAATAAACTACCAATGATACAACATAACCTAACACATTCCATAATAATTCTTTTTCCATAATTACTACCTCCTAAAATTTATAATTTTGTCTGGCCAGACAATTATTAATTAATCTTCAATTTGGAAATGTGGACCATCCTTAAATGTTTTCCAATCTCCACCCCAAGTTATAATATAGCCTAACTTTCTAGCAACTCTTTTTATGCAGTCAGCAACTTCTTTATAATATTTGAAATCCCAAGTTACTTTTCCATCTATCCATACAGCTATATCTACTGCTTTTCCTTTCAAGTGATAGCTTTTTAAAGTCTTAGATTTCCCCTGAGCAACTAGTTCTATTTGTCTTTTCATTGTTCTAATTCCTTCAGTTATTGAAAAATCATAAGGGCTCTCTTTAATAGCTACATTCATTAAGTTTTGTAGTCTTATATCTACTGTTTCAAGCTTTTTTTTACTTCTTTCAGAAAACTTATACATTTTTCTCATCTCCTTAAAAAAATGACTTTATAAAACGCATTTTAAAACGTTAAAAAAAGGGTAGCTATATAATAGATACCCTTAATAAAAAATTAACCATTTACTAGCTTATTATGAATTTCTTTTCTTTTAATCTCAAATTCGGCTTTTGATAACTCTTTTGGGTTTACTTTTGTTTTGAAATGATGTTCTGTATCATAAACTGACTGTACAAATGTAGTTCCATATAACATCAAGATCCCTAGTTCATTTAATCCTGCAGGCATCCCATAGTTGTCCTCAAAATACCATGTTGTCTTTTTGATTTTTCCTAATTTTTCTGCTATTTGTAAAGCCATAACGTTAGCAACCATAAAAGCAATGTCTTTATCTCTGCATCTTTGCCTGTGTTCTTTTCCATCAACTTTATAGTCAAATCCATATTCTAAAGATTTAGCTTTTAAATCATCTATTAGAGCACAATAATCATCATACTCCTTTTGATTATCCAACATCCATAGCGATTTTTCTTTGTCCCAATACATATACTTTTGATTTCCACTTGGTTTAGGTACTGTTATTAATTTCTTATCTTTTATAAACTCTCCATCATCCAGTTGCACATCTATATTTGCTCTTACTTTTTCTTCTTTAGACATTTCTCTCAATACATCATCCTTGTAAAACGGATATTGATATGTAATATCTGTAATTATCATATCTTGAGTATATCCTTGAAAATATGATGTAGGCGATTTTAAGACATCTTCTAAGCTTTCTGCATAAACAGAAAATATCAATTTTTCTTTTTTGTAAAAATTAATTGTTTTCATTTTTTTCTCCTTTCAAAAATGTTAATAGATTTTCAAATTTATTCAGATTTTTATAATTAAAAATGCTGTTTTGAGTGACTTATATATAAAATTCTTAAAAATTATATTTAAGAAAAAATATAAAAATATGCTCAAAGCTACGAAATTAAATCTTAAATTCTTTATAAATTTGAAAATCTCTATACTTTTTTACTAAAAAATACCTAATTTCTTCCTTGCTACTATAAGAGTATTTCTTATTTCTGTAGCACTTGTTTTTTGTATATAATGTTTACTTGTAACTCCACTACTGCTATGATTTGCATAACTAGATGCAAGTCCTAATCCAGCCAAATTATTGATTAAATTTATTGCTGTCTTTCTAAGAGTATGAGGATATAGATCCTCTATCCCTAATATCATACCTAGCTTTCTAATCCTATTTCTAATAGCTCCTTGAGTCATTTGCTTATAGATTTTTCCGTACTTAGTAACAAAGACCCAATCTACATCTATCCTATTTTTTGCTCTGTACTGTATCCACTCTTTTATTAACTCCTTACATTTTTGAAAGAAAAAGGCATTAACTATGTAACCCTCTTTTTCTTTTACATCTTTAAAGTATCCATTCTCTAAGTCCAGTTGCTCCATTTTCAAATTCTGAATAGCAGAAATACGACAAGCACTATCTAAAAATAGTTCCCAAAGTATCCTATCTTGCAAATCGTATTTCCTAGATTCAACTTGCATATAAAGTCTAACTGTAAGTATTTGCTCTGTTGTAAGAAAATAACTGTTCCTAACCTTGTCTTTTTCTGTAAATCTAAGTCTATCTAATTTACTATCGAAAGGATGGTATTTAATTTTGTTTCTACGAACACACCAAGCATAAAATGTACTTATTGAAGTAGTTTTATTCATTAGTGTTCTTTTGCTATTTCCTAAGCTTCTACAATAATTCCTGTAACTTTCCATTATAGTTGGCATTTCTAGTAATGTTTCTTTACTTAAAAGTAACTTATTTTTATAACTTTTCTGAAACCAAATTAAAAATAATTTAAAATTGTTACAGTACGTTTTATATGTAGTCTCCCAAGTCTCCCAATTACTACTCTTGCAACTATTTAAATACTCCAAATAAATTTCCACATTTTCTTTTTTTAAATTTTCCAATACTGTTAATTGCATAACTAAACCTCCTAATTTCGATGATTTAATTATACTATTCTAAAAATAATGGAAAATCTATTCAAAATACAGACTTATACATACAATAATATATCTGATGTTAGGTCAGATATGTATATAGATTTTAAAGTCTTTAAAATTATGAATTTCTGTATATTAGAGATAAAGTATTCTAGAGTGGGAGCCCCAAATGTTCTGTATAATGCAACAGATTTACCTTTAGAATTTAGACCAAAGACAGATGTATATATGGCTGGAGTATCTAAACATTCTGAGTCTATGGACTATCATTGGATTAGACTAACTAGTCAAGGGAAATTCTATACACATAATTTTTCTAACGGGACATTTAGAAACTTACAAACTACGATAGTTTATGAGTGTGCTAATTAGTATTCAACAATTAAAGTGTTGTATCCATGTAAATGGATATCTTCTATAAATCCTCTAGTTCCAAAAATTCCATAAGTATTAGATAATTTTTTAAAGAAAAATACTGCATCGGATCTAACTCCATTGTCGTGACCTAATACCAGCTCTTTATTTAGTGGAAGTTTCTTTAACAAAATACCAGGAATAGTGCATGTTGTGTTACCAATGATAGTTAAAGAATAGATGTTATCAAAAGTTAAGTTATATTTACTGTTATTAGTAACATAAAACTGGACTTCATGCGAAATTCCCTCCCATATTATTGCATAATTTCTGTTTAGATTTTCCAATCTATCCAAAAGACTATTATTGTCAAGTGGGACAAAGTTTGCAACATTTGCAGATACATCTGAATTTTGATTTAAACACTTATACATTTTTCTAGTATTTCTATCAAAATAAACATAATTTACATTTTTGGCTCCTGGATCTTGTATATCCCCACCATAGCCAACACAGCCAAACATTCTCGCAAGCATCATACCTTCGAGAGCTTTTCCTTCAGTAGTTCCATATTGTACTATCCCTGCCTTTTCTCTTGTTGCTCCATTTTTGATTTCTGTAACAGCATTGTTTAATTTCTCTGTTTCTTTATCAATCAACTCCGAGTTTTGATTAAAATCATCTATGTTATAATAATCATTTCCGCCTGGTTTTATTAATCTTAAATATTTAGTATATTCTGCCATTCTTATCTCCTTTCATCATAAATATTCCTATTTTTTATAGTTTTTGAAGATGTATGTTTCATAGAACTTAACTCAATATGTTTGTGATACTTTCCAATAACATCAGCATCATTATAAAGTCTAGTATCATAAATCTGTTTGTGAGTTTTAGCTTTCAAGGTATTGTGAACTAGATAAGCCACTTGGTTATGTGTATTGTATCTAAATTCAATACTGAAATTTAAATGAGCTGGTTTATTAATATGAATAAAGTTTTTAAAGTTATCCAAATTAGATGGTATTCCGACTACTGATGTAAATTTTATTATGAAAGAATAATCATTGTAATTCTCAATAACTTCAATTTCTCCATTTGTGAATATCTTAGCTTGCTCTTTTAAAACATGAGGTGTAAAAATATTTTTAGATAGTAAAGTATAGATGATTCTATCTTTTCTATCCTGTAAGCTCCAACCATTTTTATAGTCTAATTCCATAAACCTTTCATAGTTAGCCACTTGTTGCTCATTAAAAAAAGCTATGAATAATAGCTCCTTGTATTTTTGTATATCGTTTTTAGCATATTCACAGATTAAATCTAGTGTTCTTATTAAATCCTCTTGTAATGTGTTTCTAGCTATTTTAGAGACTTTTTTAATTAATCTATTGCTCATTTATAATCACTGTCCCAACTACTAATATCTCATCATCTGCAATTTCTATATTAGAATTAGAATTGTTTACTTTTACAAAGTTATCATTTACTCCATCTATTTCTAAAATAGCTTTCTCTAAACGATTGATAGATAGTATTGTTTTATTAGCTTTCTCAAAAGTAGCATTCCCAGTTTTTATAACTGCTTTCAAAAGAGATTCAATCTTTTCTTTTACATCTGATAGAGCATATCCAGATTTTAATATAGTATTAACTTCTATGTTTATAATCTTAGCTCTAAAGCTTTCTATAGTTACATCAGCTCCGACAGGTCTACCGTCATCGCTTTGTATTCTTTCTCTAACTTTTTGAATTAGACTAGAATCAGCTATATCATTATTATAGTTGGCAATTAAAACTTTTACAGTTCCATTTCCATTCCAAAGAGGTTTTACTAAGACTTTTCCAACTCCATCAACTTGTTTAGCCCATTGCTCATAATCATAGATGTTTCCACTATGAGCAGGCCTTGTAGCTTTTTCCTTAGCTCTAGCTACAAGTACAGAGTTAGGTTCTTTATCATATCCATTTATAATTTCTTTTTCGTTCGTAACACTGTAGATATTGCTATTTTGAATTTCAAAAGTTGTAATTTCTCCTATTGCAGCATTACCTATTTTTCCTTCTGATAAGCATTCTATTTCTATCTCTGCAACTCCAGCTGTGCTAAGATATTCTTTTCTTAAAGATTTATATTTTATACCATCTCTATTAAGAAATATTGTATTTTCTTCTATGATAGAGTTTGCTTTTCCTGTTATTTTTAAAATACCTTTTGCCTTAGTTCCAACTCTTCTTTTTACTCCAAACATTAGAGCATGCTTATCAACGTATTCATCTTCTGTAGCTGTATCTATGAATGTTTGTTTCTCCCAAAACTCTAACTCTTTATAAACTTCTTCTGCTGTAATTCCAAATGTTGCAGCAATATCAAAATTGAAAGTCCCTTCCATTTTTGAAA